CAAAATCAAGCAAGAACGTAAGTTTGATTCTATTCAAAAGAATTTGCTTGCAGGAATGTGCGATGTTTGTGGTATCCCAGCTGGCATTTGCCAGTGTTGTGAAATTACCAAACTTGAAGCTCAATTTGGTGATTTCTTTGATCGTATTCCAACTCATCAACTTGTTGGATTGCGATCTTTGTTAACTTCTCCTTTTAGAGATTTTAGCTTTTCTACGTTTTCATCACCATATGTTGAAAATTTTAAAGAAGTTATTACATCTCTTTGGTTTAAGAAGATGATGTGGGATAACCGTCATCGATTTACTTCGAAGATTGGTCCAAGTTTTATTGTGATCTTGTTGTCTCTACTTTATTCTTCTCGTGCATGCTTTATTGTTATTTCAAGCTTGCTAGTTTTCTCATTCTATTCTGTTTTTAGTTTGAGGAAACAAATCGAAAGGAAAGTCCAGCGTCGTTTTGATCAATTGTCAAGTGTGACTAATTCTATTACTGAATCTGTCACTAAGAATGCCAAATTAATTTTTGGTCTTTCAGCTAGCATTTTTATTATTTACAAAATTGCCAAGACAATTTATAAGCGTCGCTCTCAACCCAAAGCTCAAGACTTGAGCATTTTTTTAGAACGTTCTTCGGAACAATTTAATGAGGTGCAAAAGCCTGTTATTGAGAAAGTAGCACGAAATGATATTCGTGATTACAAAGAGGGTTATTCTCGTCATACACCTATTATCTCACCAAAATCGACAACTACTTCCTCATCGAAGTTAGTTGAACATTTGGCTCGAGTTAGTCGTGTTGTAACTGTCTCTCAGGATGGTAAATCTGTTCAATCCGTGAATGGATTAATGGTATCTGGAAATGTTTTGCTTATTCCCGACCATTGTTTGCCCGATGGAACTTTTTCTATCGAAACAACTACCAATCCTGGACAACCGTGTGCAAAGACGAAAGATCAAAAGATTACTGAGAATATGATTGTTCGAAACGCTGAAAATGATTATGCTCTCGTTCATCTTCCATCTGCACCAGCATCATCTTCTCTTTTGGATTTCTTTCCAGAAGAAAAGCCTTCATTTTATAGTCGGAGTACTATTTTAGTGCATAAGACTCATGAAGGGAAGATTTTGCAATCTCGTCAAGCAATTAGATTTTCACCAGAACCTGTTGAATATGAATCATCTTATTCTCAAGGTTGGTTTCGTGGAAATCGTAAATACACTCTTAAATCTAGTTTTAAATTTGATTTGGAGTTTGACTCTTTTGGAGGTCTTTGTGGTTCACCCTACATTGATACCGCTAAAGGAATCATTTACGGATTTCATGTTGCTGGTTTTAATACTGGTTGCAAAATTGGTTATGCCAATTGTCTTACTCGCAATATGCTTTCAAAGAGTCTTCAAGAATTAGAATTGTCTTCTAATTTCTTGATCACTCACTCCTTGGGGGAGTTGAAAGTTGATACTTACGGTACACCTTTTTCTCTTGTAGAGAAGAAGCCACTGTTTATGCGAGAAGATGGCCTCAAGGAGAAGACCACTATCTCTTATCTCGGTACCGTCTTAAATGATGGTCGTGAGATGTTGAGTAATGCTCGTACTCCTTACGTCAAGACTCCTTTCCGAGGAGTTAAGGACGAATTTGGCCCGAGTCTCCATCGTCCTCCTACACATGTTAATAGTGTAGAAAAGACTATGAAGACTCTTAATAAGCTGTGTGATCCTGTTCAGCATTATGAGATGGATACTCTCAATCGTGCTATCGAAGATTATGCAGCCCACACCACACCTTTAATATCAGAGGAATCTTCTAAATTCTTGCGTATTTATAGTACACAGGAAGCTTTAGATGGTACCAATGATGGTGTGATGGCTGGATTGCCCAATGATACATCTGCAGGCTTTCCACTTAACAAATCCAAGAAGCAATTTTTGGTACGCGATCCTTTTGATGAATCTCTTGTTCAAATTCCTCGTACTTTTAATGAGGAATGTGATATTCAATCAGAAGTTGATCGCATTATTGAGTGTTGGCGTAATGGTCAACGCTCTGAAGCAATTTTCAAGGCTAGTAGTAAGGTTAATGAACTATTACCCAATGAGAAAGCAGTAGATAAGGTTCGTAAATTTTACGGATCTCCTTTTGCTTTTTCGATTGCTTCACGCATGGCTCTTGGTGGTGTTCCAGAGTTTATGCGTCGTTACCAATGTGAAACCGAATGCATGGTTGGCATCAATGCTACCTCTGCAGAATGGACTGATTTCCACAAACATTTGACGAAGTTTGGAACTTCTCACATGATTGCTGGAGACTTTTCTGGTTTCGATACGCGCATGGCTGCTCAAGTTACTACAGCTGCTGCTCGTGTTATTACTGGTTGGTACAAAGCTGCCGGTTGTTCGAAAGAAGATCTTCTTTTGGTCAAAGGTGCTTTGTCTGATATTTGTCATCCAAATATGTTAATAGATGGTGATTTATATCGTTTGGCTAACGCCAACCCATCGGGTAATCTTATTACTGTACAG